TTGCGTAACTTGGCCAAAGAGCTCAATGTGTTGTTTGTAACAGCATCGCAGTTGAACCGAGCAGCAGTGGAAGAAGTTGAATTTGACCACAGCCATATTTCGGGTGGTATTTCGAAGATCAACACAGCAGACAACGTGTTTGGTATCTTTACGTCTAGAGCTATGCGTGAGCGTGGACGTTATCAAATACAGTTGATGAAAACACGTAGCTCAAGTGGCGTGGGACAAAAGGTAGATTTAGAATTTGATTTAGAAAGCTTGCGTATCAGAGACTTGGGCGAAGATCAACAGTCCAGCACTGGTTTTGTTAGGCCCTCAAACATACTAGATTCAATTAAAACAACAAGTCGTGTTAATACTGCTGATGCAGAAGAAGAAACCGCCAAGGTCTCTGCTGATGTACAAAGTGGTAAACTTAAACAATTATTGGGCCAACTTAAACGCACATCATAATATTGAAAAATCTTGGAAAATTAATGACTACAGTCAAGGTCGTTTAATCATTTGTGACGACAACTGTGGTAGATAAAATCGCTAAATAATAAAAAGGTCTTTGTGTCATGCAGAAAAAAACACGCAGCATATTAGAAGAGCTTGATAGTATGTATCACGAGCGTTACGACGATCGTGATAGAAAATATATTATCGAAAGCCGAGCCAGTAATGTAATTGCCAGTGCTATCAGATTGGTCGAGCAAATTGAAAGCAATTACGAACCTGCACAAGCAGAAAATTTAGTGCGTAAATTGTTAAATGCAATTCGCGATAAAGATCCTTCAAAATTTACCAGGACAGTGAGAAGAACAGATGCTACTTAAAGAAGGCGGAAATGTATTCAAGGATGCCAGCGGCCAGCCATTGACACGCCGTATCAAGCAAGCCGAAATCATGCCCACTGTACAATGGATAGAACAAATCACAGGATTAGACTTTACGCAGGAGCGCGACCCTAGAGACAAACTGCCAGTCAAATGGCTAGGGTCCACCGGTCGCAAAGTGGATTCGGGCGATCTAGATCTAAGCGTTGATGCCAGCGAAATTACTAAAGAACAACTGATTTCTGTATTGGTTAACTGGTGCCGTCAAACTGGGGTTGATCCTGCCAAGTATATAAAGAAATCTGGGACTGCTGTACACTTTTTTACTGCCATTGGTGGCGATCCCAAGAATGGGTTTGTGCAAAGCGACTTTATGTTCAGCAACAAACCTCGCTGGACTCAATTTGTGTTGTCAAGTGATCCTAGGAGCCAGTACAAAGGTGCTTTGCGTAACATTATGCTAAACAGCATGGCCAAGAGTATGGGCTATAAGCTGAACCAAAACGACGGTATTATGAATCGTGCCACTAACGAGTTAATTACAGACGATCCTGCACAAGTGGCCAAGATGTTGCTGAGTCCCAATGCTACACCTACTGACTTGTATAGCGTAGAAGCAATTCTAAAAGCTTTAGAAGCAGATCCAAAAAAGCAACAAAAGATTGCAGACTTTAAAGCACACATGGAACGCGAAGGTATTCCATTTGATGATGGCTTGAAAGAAAACGTAGATTTATACACAGAATATAACGAAGTCAGCATGTTGGCTCGCTTGCGTGACCGCATTGTCAATCAAGGTATGCAAGTTATTGTTGAAGGAGTTCGTATTGAACATCCCGAGGATATGATTTTTGATCAGCGTCCCAGTGTTGGTATGAAACAAGCACTGGCAGGTATTGTTGCTGCTGCTCAAAATCCCAGCGAAACCACGGTCAAGTGGGACGGCAAGCCAGCTATTATATTTGGTCGCAAACCCAATGGCGAGTTTGTGCTAACCGACAAGTCGGGATTCGGTGCCAAGGGCTACGACGGGCTTGCTACCAGCCCTGAACAGATTGCTAAAATAATGAACATGCGTGGCGGCGAGCGAGGCGAATTAATTGCCATTTACCAACGTTTGTTCCCTATGTTGCGCCGTGCTGTGCCGCAGGACTTTAGAGGCTATATTCAAGGCGACTTGCTGTACAGCGCAACACCCAAGCTGGCAGGATCTGACTATGTGTTTACTCCCAACACAGTGACATATCGTGTGCCGGCCAACACAGACCTAGGTAAACGTATTGGTCAAAGTACTGCCGCTGTAGTTATTCACACAGCATTGTCAGAACCTGGCGCTGCACCTACTCCAATACGTGCCGCAGCATTGAACCCAGGGCCCGAATTGTTGATTTTGGATCCAAGCCTCAAGGAACCTAGAGAAATCAAGCTCAATGACGCTACTGTTAAAGATGCCAATCGTTTGTTGACACAGTACGGTGCAGCAATGGACCGGCTGTTTGATCCTGCAGAACTACGTGCTAGAAAAATCAGCAATTTCCCAGCCTTGATTAAAACTTATATTAACAGCCGTGTACGCAGCGGCAGCTATGACAACTTGATCGGCGGTTTTGGTCAATGGGTCAAACAAAAAGAGCCAGCTAAGGCCCCTAGGATTTTTGAATGGGCCACTGAAAACAAAGCCGCAGTAGCAGCACTTTTTCAAGCTTTCCTAGAAATTTCTAGTCTTAAAAATCAGTTAGTGCGCCAGTTGGATGCACAGGGGCACGATGTACAGGCCAGCATCAACGACGAACCCGGGCACGAAGGCTATGTCGGCAACGGCATGAAGTTTGTGGATCGTATGCGTTTTAGTGCTGCTAACTTTGCCAAAAACAATCCAGATTTAAAATAAACATTGACACCATTTTAGACATCTGGACTAAATAAAAGTAGGACCACTGAGTCCAGTAAATTTAGGAGATTTAAAATGGCATATTTTCCACCAGCAAACGGTGATTCCCAACCAGTATTTGCATTAGACATCAACAACGGCCCACAGAAAGGCAACATCACTGCAGCAGCTCTTGTTCAAATGCAAGGCCCCAAGCTCGACTTCTTCAAAGTTGTCGTTGAAGGTGCAGGCAACGCTGCAGTTGATCTGCGTGGCGAGTTAGGCACAGTTACAGGTAGTGTTTTTTATCCTGGCGTTGTTAACCAACTGAACCAAGCTATCCAGCGCACAGCTACTATCGCTATGTACCAAGTTGAAGCTGACACAAGTGGTCAGATCAGCTACGCTATCTACCCAGCAGGTGCTTGGACTGCAGCAAGTCTGCAAACAGCTCTGCAAGGTCTGGGCAACGTTCAAGTTACCAGCAGCAACGGTACAGTAACTGGTGTTGACGTCAGCAGCACAAACGTTACAACCGCTGGTTTCAAACTGGCCTAATCGACAGTTCGACTGTTATCTATCAAGCCCCGGATTTATTTCCGGGGTTTTTCTTTGACCATTAAATACCCGCACTATGCGTATTAGATGCACTACATATTTTGACATTACTGCTACTGGCGTTAAAAATCGATTCTATAAAAGTCGTATTCCGTTTGTTGATTCTGCTGGACAACAAATTGTCGACGACATGACCTGGAATAGATCAAGAAATCAACAGAATAACTGGGAAACTGTTAATCAAATAATACAGCTAAGAACGCTAACTGAAAACATTAGTGATCCCTTACGCCAGGACAATACATGGTCGTTTGAATTCGATGTTGCAGATCCCAGTGCAGTTGGAACACTCAACGATCCAGTGGAGTTTTTAAAGCGGGATTGCAATGGCGTTCCAATGAATACTGGATTAGATGAATCAAAAATACAAGATTCTGTTCTAAAATCCCAAGGTGATGACGCAAATATCTGGTTCGATGTTATTTGACGTTGACCATAAATATTTTATCAAAAAAGGATTGGTATAATGTCAGACCCGACCGATATCGAAAAAAAGAACTTGGAAGCGCACGTAGAATTGTGTGCTGAGAGATATAGGTACTTAGAGGAAAAATTAGAGCTAGTTGAAACAAAAATAAGTGGACTTAATGCCGTAGTCACTGAAATTCGTTCAATGATGCATGAAATGATGAACAAACAAAATGATCGATTAATTAACTGGGGTGTTGGTATTATCGGAACCTTAGTTGTAGTAATCGGGTATTTCTTAGTTACTTATGTGTTTGATAAATGATTCAACGTACTTTTATTGAAAAATTAGCTGAATTTGTCAAAGACGATCTTCAGAAGATAGAGCCAAATGTTATTATTGAATACAATGGTAACTATGAGGTTTTTGGTACTTATTTGTTGGTAAAAAACAATGACTGTACCTGTACTGTTACTAAAAATAGTGGTCGGATAATAAGATTTTCGAGTTTGCGTGTAGCCCTGGCTTGGTGTACAGCTGATAAATCAAACATGCTCGATTTTTCAAGAAAAATAATTGATTTGGACAAGCAATTGATGTTATTGTCAGACGATGTTGCCGTCAGGCAGAAAATAATAACCAAAATTTCAGACCCAATTCGAAAAGAAATAGGAACAGCCAAGTTAACAAAAAAACGTAGTGCGGTAAAACATTTAGAAAATCAATTAACTAAATGTGTAAATTTGGCTAAATACTGGCAGATAAAAGGATTTAATCGCGATGAAATTGCAAGACCTAGACAACCTCAAAATACAAGATAAAGCCGCTCGTGTGCTAAGAACACGTTTGGGAGAATCTGTTTCTTTTAAAAATCTATCCGTAGATGAATCACAGACAATGTTGAAACGTGTCAGAGGCTTAATCGAAGAGCACAGATCAACACCTGAATTTCATCGCAGCGAAAACAATCCAGCTTACCTCAAGCTGTTGATGATGGAACAATGACTTGCTGCACAAGTTACTGAGCAGCAAAAAGACATGGTCTTGATGCCTGTCAGCACCAAAGACCCCAAAGTCCAACAAACAATGAAGAAA